TCCTAATGGTGATACCTTTGAGGAGGGGTCTCACTATACTCTGGAACCCCGGTCATCCATCTTCAAGACTGGATTTATGATGGCAAATAGTCGTGGAATTATTGACAAGAGTTATCGGGGTGAACTCAAGGCGCCGATTGTATCAGTAGGATCGCATCTAATGAGTGTAGATGCTGGGACTCGACTCTTTCAGATTCTTGCACCTAATCTGGGTTGGATTCGGCAGGTGGTCTACGTAGATAGCCTGGATGAGACTGAGCGCGGATCTGGCGGATTTGGAAGCACGGGTACCAAGTAGATGGACATCAGTTCCAAAGATAGTTATGGAACAAAGATACCAAGAGGACAAGCAACAACACTACTAGATTTAGTGAGTCGTGATGATCAAGACGGGCTTTTTTTTCCATTAACGACAAGTATCACTCGGTTTTATCGTGGAGAGTTGAAGCAAACCATTCCGTTTTCTTCAGTCTTGCGTGAATTCACATTTCTTGGGCCTGCTGAGCTTGGTCAGAGATTTACGTTTGAAATCAATAGTTTGGATTGTGGAGATTTACTACAGGGTCTCTTTATTCAAGTACAGATGCCATCTTGGTTTACTGGACTTGAGCAACTGTTGATATCAAGCAATCGGTATCAGTATACGAATCCTTCAGATGTGTGGACGTATATTAATTCATTAGGAACCTCATTACTTGAAGAAGCAACTCTCGAGGTAGATGATCAGGTTCTTGAGCGCATTACAGGTGATGCGTGCGCAGTGGTCTCAGTCTTATTTCCAGAATTGAATACGCAAGTTGGAGGCGCATCTGCAGAAGGTCGTTATTCAATTGCAGATATCAAAGCTATGCCTCCAACACGTATCTTTACTACGGAAGATGGATGGATTACGCTTCCTCTTGCCTTTTCATTAATGCGTGAACGTCTTCAGGAGACTTTTCCACTTCTTGCGTGTCGTGATGGAACTATTCGGGTGAGGGTTACTCTTAAGAGATTTGATCAGATTGTACGGATTGCGTCAGGTGCAAGAGCCTCGTGTACTGATACGCCTATGAATAAGACATTTAGATTTTTTGATACAGGAATTATTGGTCGTCCAATAAGAGAAGTTATAACTGCCCAGTATCCTCCAGATTTACGGAATATCCAACTTCTAACCTATGGTGTTCTGGTAGATGGACCGTATCGTGATAGCTTGTTGCATAAGCCATTTGAGCGTGGATACAGAGAAATTCAGCAATTTGACTTTACTGAGCCGATGAAATATGTTCTAAATAAGACGGGTAGTGATACAATTACCATTCAGCTTCCGCTTGAAGCTAATTCACCTGTTGAAGAGATCCTCTGGGTCTTGAGACGAAAGGCGGCCATTATACTCAACAATGACTGGACGAACTTTAGTGCAACTCTCGAAAAAGATTATAATCCGACCTTTGCTCCACTTGTTCCTCTACTGTCGAAAGCAAAGATACAGGCGAATGGAATCGATATTATTAGCAAGGATGAAGAGTGGTTTCGGTCTCATATTAGCCGTGCACACAAAGGGGGCAAGGTATCCTATGATGCATTTGTGTATGGCTACTCATTTGCTGCTCGCCCATCAGAGCATAATCCGAGTGGTTCAATGAATGCAAGTCGTCTTAGTTCTTTACGGTTAACACTGGAAGTAAAGCCGCCTGGAGGTGTAGATGATACGGAGTGGTCAGTTCACGTGTTTGTCTTTGGATTCCAGTGGCTTCGCTTTGAAAATGGAATCTGCAATAAGATGTTTATTGACTAACCTTCAACCAAGGGTACTTTAATAAATAATCGGTTATTTCGAAAATGTTCTTCAATAGCCGTTTGTGGTAGCCATACCTTCTTTTTATTAACAATCGCACAATACATACTTCTATCTTCCATATCGCTTAATTCGCCTAATATACGATTTCCAGCAGAAATTCCTCCATCAATTCCTACTGCTCTACAGGAACAATATTTGAAATCGTGTACATGTTTACTTTCGATTGTTTCTAAGCATTTCTTACAGAAGATTGCGTGTCTTGTTTGTGTATATCGTAGGCCGCCATAGACTATGGAAGGCATATACCTATCAATAAGATATATTTTTTGATTTTTACCGCTGATCTAATGCTTAATGGTCTAAAAAATTGAATATCATACACTATTTCAATCAAGTATACTTTACTAAAGATGGCAGCAGGCAACTCGGAGTTTACTGCTGATTTCTTCAATGAGTCATCCAAGGCGTGGCTCTTAAATAAGGTCAAGGTGGGAGAGCAGTACCGCTACAAGTGTGAGGGAACCTGCTTATCTGGCAAAAAGTGTAGACACAATGCTGCACAGAACAGTTCTAGGCCTCTACCTTCGATTCATACGTGCAAGCAGCATATGAAGCAGGCAACGTTTTACAAGCCCTATCAGATCATAACTCGATCTAGAGCGGTTAGCCCGGCCGTCTAAATCCTGTGCGGCAAGTAAGGAGAAATGGTCGCGAGCCTATTGAAAGTGATTTCTACAGGCATTCAGGATGAACGGCTTCAACCGCCAAAGGATCAGCCAAGTTTAGACTCTTTTCAGACGGTCTTTATCAAGGCGGGGCGTTATGGAACACAGTGGGTTAAAATAGATTTTGACACATTGCCAAACTTTGGAACGACTGCAGTTGCGCGACTTCCAGTTTATGGCGAGTTGGTTGCTAGAGTCTACTTGGTGACTCAGATGCCAGATATCTCAACACCACAGCTGACGGCAAAGGCTGCAGCAGTCAGAGCAGGTAGAGCGTTTGCAGGACCTTACTTTAGCTGGACGAATAGTCTGGGGCACGCACTTATCAACGAAGCAAGTCTTTTTATTGGTGGCTCATTGATTGATGCAATTCCAGGGAATCTGATGGAAGTCTTAGATGAGTTTCAGACGCCGCTCGAAAAGACAGTGGAGGCAAACAGACAGCTTTGCCGAGCAGATAATGGATTTAATCAGCAAAGTTTCGGTGTCAATACAGTATCTCAGAAAGTGGTGACGCCGTTGCCTTTCTGGTTTACGAAAGATGATCCTGCATTAGCCTTGCCGATTGATGCATTGAACGTAGATGAAGTTCGAATCAATATCTCGTACAACCCAGTCTCGGCACTCTATTATACAAATTCTCGCATTCAGAATCTGAATTCAACCTATAATAATACTGTTATCCCTGCGATCGTTACAAATGGTGTTAATCCTCAGGCAAATACAGCAATTGCAGGAGGAAATCTGTGGCCTCTTGAAGCTGCTAAATTCTATCAGGCCAATCCGAGTGGCTACTTACTCAATGGACTTGATCCGTTGAGCAACAATCCACCTCTTGTTTCCGAAATTCCTGGCATCTCGATACCGTCTCCGTTAAGCATAACAGATGCATATTTACTTGTTGAATACATCAATTTGGATAAGCCTGAGGCAAATCGATTCCGTATTGCTGACATTCAGACACCGATTGTGCAGCATTATGCTTTTGATCCGGCTGATAATCAATCCAATACATTCTTGAGAACCTATTTATTTGTTCCGAATCCTACACGAGATCTCTTTTTTTACTGCAATCGCTATGAAGCACCATCCTATAATGCACCCTTTTTGGCAACACGCGATCTGAGTAATTCACTGTTTCCGAATGGGCCTTGGTGGCCTGATGCGAGCGGTTTGGGTGAGAGATTCTATGGATCTTCTGTGAGATCTGGATTTTCAACGAGAGATTCAGAGCCAATTCGCTGGCTAGCACTAACCTATGAGGAAACTTTGACAAGATATAGTACTGAAAATGTAGCACTCTTTCGATCTATGATACCTGCCATTGAGCAGCGAAAGGCGCCGTGGGTCAATCGCTATTATTATCATTTGCCATTTAGCTTGCAGAGTGGAATGCGCCCGATTTCATTACCTGCAGGCGAGGCGAATCTGGACAAGATTCAGCACGCTCAGCTAAGTCTAGGCTTTCACGGTCAGACACAGAATATCAATGATGACTTTACGAATCGCTTTATAACGTATATCTTTGCCCAGACGTACAATATATTGCGTATTTACGGAGGTCGTGCAACTACACTCTTCGCATATTAATCCAAATAAAATTGAAGTATTTATACAGTGTCAGTACAGCATACTCAATCCAAAATGTCTGAGACGATTATTCGTGCAGAGACTTTGGAGCGCCTCTTTCTGCGAGAGATCAAGTCGCGCCCTGGCTACAAGCAGAGCGATCTGGCAATCTACAAGACACTAAAGCCAGACTGGAATGAGCTTTGTGGCAATGATCTCAAGTACTGGGCTAATCTTGCGATCAAGACTTACAATCTCAAGGTGCAACACGGTGATATTCTTTGGTGGCTACACGCTCAAACCTACAGGAATGAAGGTCTTCTGTTCTGGCACGAGGATCAGGGTGTGGTGTTTCCTTATACTGAAATCGATGATTATGGATCGGTTCCTCCTTGCTTTCGTGTGGGGTCTGAGTTTCTTCCTGAGTTCTGGTTTCCTAGTAATTACGGATGCAAGGTAGATCATAACTCGATTGTCTTTCTGGAGGAGTCTCTTGTTCAAGAGATTAAGGATAAACTGCAGGAGTCAAAGAAGGGTAAACCCTGTACGTGTAAGATTGAGATTCAAGGTAAGACATACAAGGTTTCAGTCCAAGATAAGGATAGGATTAATGAGTTCTTTACATATGACAACGGATGCTTCTACCAGGACTGGTAAACTTAATAAAAAAAGTGAACAAAAATTGAACGGCTTTATCCACTAGTTTTTCAGTATACCCAGAATGTCGTCTACTTATTCTCCTTGCTCGCTTGAACTTGTTATGATTAAGGATACTAAGAACAAGAAGGAGGATGACAGTGTTAAGGTTCGTTTGAATCTTGACCTCAATGAGTATGAGATTACGCTGCGCGACCAGAATGCCGGCAGCGAGATTGCTCATCGTATTGAGATGTCCACAAAGGAGAAGGTGATGGACTATCTCTATCTCGTTCTCAAGAGCATTTGCCTAGATGAGGATGGATATGAGAATATCCAGGTCAATACTCCGCTGATGCCGCGTGTCTTCTTCTCAGTTAAGTCCCTCAAGGATCTCTATTACCGCGAGCACGTGCATGAAATTCTTCGCACAGGCCTTGATCTACTGGAGGACACTATCCGTCTTCCTTCGAAGGTATCTGCTGACTCCTATGCGACTCCTCAGCGCTCTGCGTCTGCAGCGGTTGCAGCGCCAGCACCGCCAGCAGGTCCGCGCCGCTCGACTCGCCTTTCCAACACGGAAATGGATGAGACAAATGATCAGAATGATCGGTACTTTAGCCATATGATCAACAACCAGCGACACGGCTTCTTCGATCACAATGCGTAGAGATTCTCCAACCTACAAACAATTAAAAAATTATTCATCTTTTTTACTGTTTTCAGAATCACCATCGTGTGCTCCTAATAATGTTATTCCTGCAAGTGAAAGAGCAAGGCCTATGCATTGCATTGTATTCAGAGATTCACCAAAGAAATAGACACCAATGAGAGAAACAAGAATATCACTGATAACATCCCATAGAACATTTAGAACAGTCATTGAACCGAAGCTTAGGCCAATGTAGAACATTACAGATTGAAATCCATACGCAATAAAGGCAAAAGGAAAAACCCAAATTCCTTCTAGCATTCCAATTTTTTTTGATTTGAGTAGTGTAAATACAATTGCGTCAATCACCGACATATAGAGAGCAAATCCGTATTTAACTAAATTCATTTTCTGTCTAAAGACTAATAAGATAAAAAAGGAATAGAAAAACCGGTATGTTAATTCCCTTTTCGAATTGCTGCGTTGCAATGTTACATTATGGAAAGATTCCTAGGGGGATTCTTCACATTGGTGCTCACGAGTGTGAGGAGCTAGAGGCTTATGAAAATGAAGGTATTGAGAGATCAAAGGTATACTGGGTGGATGCAATTCAGGAGAAGGTTGATCAGATGAATACAAAGGGCATTCCAAATGTAGTCTGCGCTGCTCTAGATAAGGAAGAAAAAGAAGTGGAGTTTCATATTACGAACAATGGACAGTCATCTAGTCTTCTGCCTCTCGGCACTCACAAATCACATTACCCTCATATTTACGTAAGTGAAAACAGGAAGGTAATGACACAAACAGGTAGGAATTATATTGAGAAAAATCAAGTTCCGATTCAGGAGTGTAATTTTTGGAACCTTGATATACAGGGAAAGGAATTAGATGTTTTAAAAAGTATGGGGGAATATATAAATTATGCAGATGCGATCTATACGGAAGTTAACACGGCACAGGTGTATCAGGGATGCAGTGAGTTATCTGAGGTGGACTTGTTTTTACAAAATCACGGACTAAGTCGCGTTCAGATATCGATGACGGGTGCAAATTGGGGTGATGCACTTTATATCCGCGAGAATTAGATCTGAGTATTGTAGAACGTAAATAAAATGGTAGCCGTAATGCACTAAGAATGGAACATAGACTATAAATTCTATTTTTCATTTTAAACGTTATTTCTTACTATCTACTAGTATTTAGACGCAAAAATTGATCGCAATCAAAGCCTTTCAAAAAGTATGATAACGTACAATGCCTTCCAAGAATTTAAAAGACAAATACCTTCCTATAATTTCATCAAAGTGGGTAAACAATGAAAGTTATGATTCCTTAATGTCTGTAATTTGGCAATACGTGGATGAAGTTCTTGAGAGTAAGGATCTTATTCCCAATAAGAATCCTCACTTTGGACTAAAGCTTGCAAATGATTTTGAGCAGGAAGTCTATGATTATCTTTACTTGCTTAAGAAGGGTAATTGGACTAGAAGGCGTGCTGCAGATGAGAACTATAAACTCCATTGGTTAGAGTATGAGGTGCAGTTTCTTGCATTCTATGAGGTTCGTAAGAGACTCTATGGCCTCATCGATCTTTGGATTACAGAGGAATTTGAGAATAAAAAGGTGCTCAAGAAAGACGGACTTGCAGGCCTTGCTCACGATGGTCAGAATGTCCACACACAGGCCGTTGTAAATCAGACAAATGATGGCATTACAATTATTCGCAAAACACTTATCCCAAAGGGTCAGAAGACTCTAGATGAGATCTTTAATGCCTGGATAAGTCAATTTCCTGAGTGCATTGAGCTTATTTCACCGGTCTTTGAAGATATGCAAAAGTGGGGTAATTGCCGAACGGTTATTAAGAAGGGAGACTTTGAGTATCAAAAGACTTTACGAGGAATCTGGGCAAAGATCAAGACGTATGAGGGACACATTCGTCTTGAGCTTACAAAGCGACTATGGGAGGAGTGTTATGAGTCTGTTGGAATGTGCGCACAGGGCCATCTGAGCCGTCTGGCCAATGTACTCGTTGGATTTGATGAGACGATTAAGCCACCGTCATCGACAAAGCAGTACTTTCAGGAGAAGATTGCGAGCTTGTCCATTAAGAATTTACCAACTGAAGAAAAAATCAGGCTTGCAACGGAATTGATGGATGAGGTTGAGTTGCCGCAGGATGAGAGGGCGCCTTGGCTTGAGGCGTTTTAATCATAAAGTAAAAGCTACAGGATACTCAGGCATCGATACCAAATGCATCGCAGATTCTCTTAAAGCAAACATCATCAGAAAGTGTTTCAGAAACAAACTCCCAGGGCTTATACTGGTTCAGATTTTCAATAAACCCATCAAACTCACGACAGAATTCTTCTTGAGATGAAACAATGTGGCCACACCGTGCATCCCAATAGGAAGCCGTTATTGCATTTAATGGCTGTGAATATCCGTCATAACACCACTGACCCTTAGCAAATTCTTCCTTCATAGTCTTTACTGAATAGATATAGACAGGAGTGTTGGATGCCATACACTCCTGAAGAGCAAATCCTTGTGATTCGTGAGTGCCAATCCAAACAACGAATCTACACGTAGTAAGAGCTCTACAATAGTCATCTAACTTATAGGATCCATATGCAAAGATTTGAAAACGAAGGCCTTTCATCTGCAGAAATTCAGTTGCAAACTGTAAGAGTGCAGGGTCGCGATTCTTAAAATATACAATGCAGTCAAGTTCATACTTGCTCTTTTCTAGACGAGGTGGTATATTGACACCAAAGGGTAAAGGGACAAAAGGTATGGCAGATGCCGAAATATCCATAAACTCGTGATACAATGTCTGAACCCAAGGCGATAAACAAGTAAAGATACAGCGATTTCCGTGCTCAGGGCGCGCCTCAGAAAACATAGGATGGCTAGGAGTTGGAAACACCCAGAACTGCGGTCCATACAAAATCTTAGAGTTGGGAA